AACACATCATCAGGGTCAGGTGCGATGGTGAAGCGCGTGCAGCAGCTAAAGCAGCTGTAATGCTCAGCATCCATGCGCTTGTATCCAGAGCCTGCGCACAGTGGGCAGGGGCTGCGCTCACCCACTGGCAGCACCGGATAGCTGGGCATCCATTGGCGATACACCCAGCGCTTCTGCTGCTGCTGGGGCTGTCTTGCCTTTCTGGGCAAGCTGGGGCTGCGCTTTCTTGCCTTCCTGGGCAAGTCTGCAGGGTGCGCAGCATCAATCTGCTCAAAGAAGCTGAGCATGCGCGCAGCATCAATGTGGTCATGCTGGTGCAGCAGCCTGACTGGCTTGCCGGTGTCACGGTGCCCCACACCTGGCAGCGGAAAGATGCGCGTGCCCACATCCTTTGCACTGTCATCCCACCACCACGGTGCTGCTGCGCTCTTCATCCAGCGCTTCAGCGCGCTCTTCATCTGGTCTGGTGCCCAGCTGCCACCCACCCAGCCCAGGTCATCTGGCAGCCAGTAGATCAGGCAGTACCCCTGCCCAGTCATCACCACGCGGTTTGGCTGTGCTGGCAGCCCTGCTGCTGCTGCTTCTGCCACCACCATGCCCAGCAGGTCAGTGGCAGTAAGCCAGTCATCCAGGTCAGCCACACTGGCAGCGCGCATGGCAGCCTTCCTGGCCTTGCGTGTGTCACCCCAGCGCTCTGCTGCACCCTGCCAGTCATAGGGGTCAACATCAATGGTCAGCGCTGCTGCTTTGCCCAGCTCTGCCATGGTCATGCGCTTGCTGCCTTGCTTGAAGAAGCCAGCGCAGGTCATGGGCACCCAGCCCTTCTGACCTTTCAGGTGCCTTGTCTTGACGGTCAGACCGTCTGGTATTGACGGCAGCAGTGCTGCTGCGATACAGTGTTCTTGCTTTGAGCGCATGTATGTGCCTTGCAGGGCAGTGGGGGTGCTTCCACTGCCCTGCTCTTATTTGGTGGGTGGGTTGACCAGCAACTGCTTCAAGCGTCTGGGTGGCTTCTGGAGCTGCTGCTGGATGTAGAGTATCAGCCAGCGCCTGACCACCTGGTCAGTGAAGTCCGCAATGCTGAGCCCAGTCAAGAAGGCAGCCCACTTGACCAGACGGTGGGTGTCTTCTCTGACCAGCAGGGCTTTCCAGTGAGCAGGTGGCATGGTCATCAGCATAGCACAGCACCACTATATATAGTGGTAAAGGTTCGGAAATCACTCGACTATCGACATTGAACCATGCTAATAAGCGGTCCAATAGAACCACCTATATAGATAGAAGTGTTTGTATTGGACTGGCAGCATTAGTGTGGTCCAATGCCCGATATCCTCACAATGTAGCGCACCATACACAGCAACGCTATATATAGTGGTATGGAGGTTATCCAACATGCAATGCCCACAATGCAACAGCAGCAGCGTGGTGAAGGAAACACGCACACCGGTTGACTTCCAGCATACCTTCCTGCTGCACTTGTCTCGCGAATGGCCCGAGCTGGTGTGCAGAAGGCGACGTTGCAAAGCATGCCAGCACACATGGCCTACCGTAGAACTGCCAGTGGATGACTTGCAGCTGCTGATGGCTGATGTTGCACGGCAAGCCACCCAGATGATGCGTGCAATCTGATGGCATACAGCAAGCGGTCAGCCAGCACGGCATACAGTGACCTGACCAGTAAGCAGCAGAAGCTGGTCAAGTGGCTTGCAGAGCACCCTGATGCAGTGGTCAGTGATGCCGTGGCAGCCGGTGTGTGCTGTCAGAGCACCACGGATCGGATCAAGCGCGCGCACTTGCGTGCCTGGGTATCCGCCTATCAGGCAGCAATGCCGAAAACCGCGCAGCAGCTGGCTGAGCAAGCCACTGAACACCTTAACAGTCTGTTAATGCCAGCAGTCAGGGTGCTGGCTGACACGCTGCTGGCTGGTGAAGGCAATGCCACTGCAGTCAAAACTGCGCAATACATTCTGGATGGCATCAGAGCGCAGGCAGCAGCAGCACCAGCGCCGAAGTATCGCCAGGGCTTTGAGCCCGTTGAAGAAGCGGAACTGGCAGCCGTGCTGCAGCTGGTGGGTGAGTGACCTTTATCCCTGGCAGGGTGCCACCTGCTCACCAGGGCAAGGTGCTGCGCTTGCTGTCTGACCCCAGCACCTTTGCCCAGCTCCACACCGTGCAGGACAAAGACAGCAAGAAGCCGGTGCCCTTCAAGCCACTGCCCATGCAGCAGAAGATATTTGAAGCGGTCAAGGCTGGGCACAAACGCATCATCATCGTCAAAGCGCGCCAGGTGGCTGCCACCACTGGCTGCAAGATGGTGCTGCACCACATGGCATACACCACTGAATATGCAGCCATGCATGCAGTGGTGAGCATGCGTGATGACAGCGCCACGGCTCTGATGGATGACCCCAGGCGCTGGCTGGATGACCCGCCCACACTGCTGAAACGTCCAATACAGACAAAAGCCAGGGGCAAGATTGTCTATGCTGACACTGGTGCCAGCCTGCAAGCCTTTACTAGCAGAAGCCAAACTGGGCTGCGCAGCTTCACCCCTGCTGCTGTGCTGGTGTCTGAAGCGGCCTATGCGCCTGACCTTGAAGAAGTCATTGCCCAGGCTGATGCAGCAGTGGGCGATGGCTTGCTGATGGTAGAAAGCACAGCCAACAACCCGGCTGACTTCTTCAGCCAGCTGGTCAAGGGTGCACCAGAGAACGGCTGGCACCTGATTACCATGTGGTGGCACGAGCACCCTGCCTACAGCGTTGACCTGGTGCCTGATGACTTCCAGCCCACCAGCGCTGAAGCCCAGCTGGCTGACCGCTATGCCCTGAGCACTGGGCAGCTGTTCTGGCACCGGACCACCAGCAGACGGCTGGGCAGTGATCACAAGTTTAGGCGGGAATACCCAGCCAGCCTTGATGACTGCTTCTTGCAGCGTGAAGGGGGCTATTACGGTGATGAAGTGCTTACTGACATCCATGTGGTGGAACACATCGGCACCACGGCTGGCAGAGAGATTGAACCACCACACCCACATGACCGCTATGTCATGGGCGTTGACATCGGTGGTGGTGTGGGCGGTGACTACAGCGCGCTGGCAGTGGTGTCAGTGTCCACCATGCAGCCGGTCTATACAGAGCGCTGCAACACCGTCACCCCTGGCAAGTGGGCGCACCGCGTCATTCAGGTGGCAAGCCGATACAATCAGGCGCTGGTGCTGGCAGAGAGCAACAACCATGGGCATGCCCATCTGCTTGAGCTGGGCAATTGCGGATATCGCCAGCAGTGGAGAAGCCCAGCAGGCAAGCCCTGGGTGACTACGCTGCAGAGCAAGCTTGATGCTTTCGATACACTCAGAGAAGCCCTGAGCATCATTAAGATTATGGACCGTGCCACATGGCTTGAGCTGCGCAGCCTGACCATCCCTGCAGGCAAGGTGGCACCAGAGGCACCCAGGGGCTGCCATGATGATGCAGCCGTCGCAATGGCGCTGGCCTATCGCTGCATGCGTGATGTGCCTTCATCCTGGCGCACACATGCGTTAGTATCCGGCAAGACACGGATAGATGACCTGATCAGTGCCAGCAGGGCAAAGCGTATCAGGTCTTCTGCACTCCCCTTTTAAGGCTGACCATGCTGACACCAGAGCAAGTGGCTGACTTCTACCATCAGCACCGTCAATACTGGGATACCAGACGTGATGAAATGCGCGAACTGCGCAATCTCTACATGACGCGCTTCTGGCAAGATGAGACATTCCCCACACTTGACGGCATCTTGCGCACTGAAGTGCCTAAAGCCTATGCCGTGGTTGAAAGCTACCTGGGCAGCCTGTATGCAAAGAACCCAGCCGTCTTTGTGCAGCCTGACCTGCGCGCCAGGGGCAATCCGCAGGTAGCAGAAGCCACGGCGAACCAGTATCTGCTGACCATCCGTGAGCAGCTGGAAGATGCAACCCGGCTGGCGCTCATCTACCCATGTGGCTTCATCAAGTTGGCACCAGTGGTCAGCGTTGACCCTCTGAAGCGCGTGTCATGCGCAGCACTGCCACCATGGGAGGTGCTGGTGGATGCCACTGCAGCCAGCTGGGCTGCGCAGCGCTATGTGGGGCATGTGCAGCTGATGCCACTGCAGGAAGCGTCAGAGCGCTATGGCAAGCCTGAACAGGCTTTCAGACCCAGGACATACAGCAAGTGGATTGAATCCACCGGCATTGCTGGCAAAGACCAGATGCTGGGGCTGGGTGCCCCCACCACGGTGCCTGACTCTGAAAAGTGGGTGCAGGTTGTTGAGCTGTATGACCTGGCGCATGACAAGCTGCTGGTGTGGTCTGAAGACTATGCTGATGGCACTGACTTCCTGTTTACTGGCATCACTGTGCAAGTGGGTGCCCTGGATGCCAGCGCTGCTTCTGACACTGAAGCCCCTGATGTGGAGCTGGTGCATGAAACCACTGGCATACCCTTCAAGTCATCAAATGGCAGACCAGTGGTGCCCCTGCTGCCTCTGTACTTTAGCCGCGATCCTGACACCCCACTGCGCGGGTATTCGCTGGTGCAGCGCTCGCTTGACCAGTTCAGAGAGCTGAACGTCATGCGCACCTATCAAGCCCAGGGTGTGCGACGTATGGCAAGGCAGTGGATGGTGCGCGCTGGCTTCCTGAGTGAAGACGGTGCTGCAAAGATTGCCCAGGGGCTGGATGGTGAGTT